TATTTTCTTCGCACTCCTCAATCCAGTCCGCCACAAACTGTGGCACTTGGACTTTCTGCGTTTCGGCCAATTGTTCTAATTCTTGAATAACTTTATTAACCGAAACTGTTTCACAAAAATTGGAAATTCTTTTGTAATTTCCAATCAACTCTTGTTTATTCATTCTTAACTCCTTTTTCAAAATCAAGGGGGAATAACCCCCTCACATTAGTTTTCCTTTTTCTTCAAAGTAAATGCTAGCGTAGCTACTGAAATGCCTAGCGCTACAAGTGACAATCCAAGATCTGATCCAGTAGCAGGCAATACCGCCGGAGCGCTGTATGCTTCAATAGGTTCGTCTTGTTTAACTTCACCTTGGTTCACTACTTCCACCTTTTTGGTTTCAGTTTTAGGTGCTGGTGTGTTTGGCTGGTCTTTCTTTGGTTCTGGTTTTGGTTCGTCACGTTTTGGATCTGGATTTGGTTTCACTGGTTCGTCTGGAATTTCAAGATCTGGTAAGTCGAGGATAGGTGCTTCATTCGGTACCACTCCACCAGACCACTCTGGCTTGTCGATCTGTGGTGCATCAAATGGTACTGTTCCGCCTTTCCATTCTGGAATTTCCACGATAGGTGCAGGAGGCATCAATGGAATATCTTCGATGTTGATTGACGGTCTGTCATAGACTGGTGCTTCATTCGGGATCTCAAAGACTGGTTTATTTTCCCCAACGGCATCACCTTTACCGCCTACGAGTTGAATTTTCTGATATGAAACAGCACCATCATTCTCAGCTTTAAGCTCAACCTTGTTAGTAGGGTTTGTGCTTTCTTTTACCGCATTTGTCAATTTAGTCTTGTACCAGATGTAAATCATACGGTCTAAGCGATCCATTTTGATTTCAAAGCCATGCTCTGACTTGCTGATTGATTTGACCAAGTCCATTGCGCTACCCTTATCAATCCAAGGCGTCACGCTATCGACCTTATTGATAACCATGTAATCATCAACCAACTTCTGGTTATCGCTCATTTGGTCAATGATTTTAACGTAGTTTAACACCCGTTTAGCGTAGTTGACCCGAATAGTCCAATTGATGACGGTCGGGTCGTCCTTGTCTTGACTGCCCCATTTGGAAATCAATTCATCCTTGCCAATTTCTTGCTCTTTTCCAATTTGAGCAGTAACGACCGTACCGTTAAAATTAACTGTTACCGGTTTGCCAGGTTCTACTTTGTCAGTCCACTTAGCATCTAGTTTCAAGCTCATCTGCTTATTGAGTGGATGCTCTTTGAAATAGTTGTTAAAGACAGTAGTCACTGTTTGGTTTGCTGGGTCAGTCGATGCCTTACCGACTACATTATTGTCTGGGTTTGTCACATCAAATTCATAGCTAGTTTGGAAAGTGATTTCTTCTGGCAGTTTGAAAGTCACCTTGTCTCCCTCATTGATAGGCATATCATCTGGAAAATTGACATCTTTATATTCGACTGTGAACCCTTGGTACTTCCCGTTACCGTTCGACTGGTCTAGCTCAACTTTCGGATTGTTGACTAAAATTTCACTTCCGTTCTTTTCAAAACTTGTAGCAGTGACTTCCCGCCCTCCAGTTGGTTCAATGTTTGCCAGCGTGCTTTCTGTAACCGTTGTTTCTTCTGGTTTAACTTCTGTTCCAGCTTGAGCAGTTTCTCCCACTGTCGCTCCAGTATTTCTGCTTCCGCTTGTAAGCTCTGTATTCTCTGTTCGATTGATTTCTTCATCTGCTTTAACTCCATTGATCCCGATTGTCAAAGTAGCAAGTGCTACGGTTGCTAGTAAAGTTACTTTATTGTTTTTCATTTTTCTGTCTCCATGATTTCTAGTTTTATTTTGTAGTTGTTTGTGCCAGACTTCCCACCGTGAGAGAAACTGACCTCTTTGATGATGTTGTAGTTGTCGTCTGTCCAAAATTCTGCATCTGTTAGACCATCTAGCAAAGCCTTGCTAGTAGGCGACCAGTTAGGAGGGTCATACTTTCTCATTGTTGGAGAAAATATAACCACTCGCACCTTGCAAGGCTTATCCTCGCTAAAAGGTAGCCCATACCAGTCTTTGAGCGTGTTTTGGCCCTCGTATTTTGCCAGTTCTCGTAGAAAGCGTGTGATTTTAGCTTTCTGCTGAAAATGCAAACGGTCATTAGCAGATATCATCTGCTTGCGTGTTAGTTCAAACTGCATGATTATTGGTTCTGTCATGTCCTAATTCCCTAAGAATCTTTTTTAGAAATTCATCAAATTCTCTTTCTTCCTCTTCCTTTTCTTCTGGCTCTTTCAGCTCTGAACCGTCTTCCTCTGTGATTTCGTATTCTGCCTTAGCCTTAACAAGACGACCACCTACTGCTTTAGCCAGATTTTCCATAGATTTGTTAGTTTCCTCATCTCCTTTGTGGAAAACCAAAGCAAAGCGAATATCGTCAGTTGTTTTAGCACTGAATGTCAAAGACTTTTCGTTGTTTTTGTAACCGGCCAAAAAACGGTTATTATTATCAAGAGCGATTGCGTAAAATTCTTTTTGTTGTTTCATGTTATTTCTCCTTATTTTACATATTTAAAATGGTAAATCATCATCCGAGATGTCCATAGGGTTTGCGTTCATCTGTTCATTCCGTCCAAAGTCTGGCTGGCTGTTTGCTTGCATTTGATTGCCACGCTCTTTCTGGATTTCCAAAAGTTGGAAGTTATCCGCTACTACTTCCGTCACATAGACCCGCTGGCCTTGCTGGTTTTCGTAGTTCCGTGTCTGGATGCGTCCAGTGATCCCAATCAAAGCGCCTTTCTTAGCCCAATTTGCTAAATTTTCTGCTTGTTGACGCCAAATCACACAGTTAATAAAATCAGCTTCACGCTCTCCATTCTGGCTTTTGAAAGGGCGATTTACTGCGAGTGTGAAAGTAGCAACCGCTTGGTTGTTTGGGGTGTATCGTAGTTTTACTTCGTTTGTAAGCCTTCCGACTAATACTGTATTGTTAATCAATTAAATTCCCTCGCTTATTAAGTCATTTAGTGTTGTGATATGACCTAGTTTTTTTTGGCTTCGGCAATAATCGCAACATCCGCACGCTTTCGGTTTAATTTCATAGTTGATCACTCCCCAAACCTCTTTGATGTTCTCCTTAATGAAATCGAGTCCTTCATCTAGCCACACTTCATCAATTCGAATGAGTTCTTTGTCTGGAACATCCTCTTTGCTTACTGCTACGATAATTGGCCTAAATTCTTCGCCCGTCATTTGTTTTAGCAATTCACGATATACTGCCATCTGCCCGTGATACCCAAATCCTAAAATGTTATTAACGGATGCTGGCACTTTCATTTTCAAATCTTGAGACCATTCAATCGAGTGAATGGATTTCATGGTTTTTAAATCTGCAAAATAATTCTTTGTTAGGTTGACCGTGTCCAGCTTACCTTTAAACGGTACGCCCTCAATTTCACCATGCACAATCATTTCTTTTTCGACTTGATCAGAAGGTTGACCGTGGTAGAGTTTATTAAAGGCTTCATCATCTTTCAAAGCGTCAATCATGCTATTGCCGATTAAAAAGTCTTTTTTGAGTTGCCCTTTAGTCTTCCCAGCCTTAGAAATTAACTTGTCAACATTATCATCAAGGAATTTCTGGTGCGCTTCCTCGCTTTCGAAAAAGCTATGAACGTAGTTTCCGAGCAATAGAGGTGTTTCGTCTTGCGTTTCAGTCCACTCGCCGTCTTGAATAGCTAGTGCCTTAGCTTGGCACTTCATAAACTTCTTGAATTGAGAATTTGATAAATACTCACGATCCTCATAGTAATTTTCTTGCGTTAGTTTTTTCATCATTGCTCCTTAGGTACGATTGTCCCACCTTCAAATAGACTGATTTCTTCTGCAACATTAAGATATTCTTCTGACTCGTTGTTTTTCGCCTCTAATTCGTCCAGTTTGTTGCTTGTTTCGTCTTCGTTGATGATTCCCTTCAGCTTGGGTTTTTCGTTCTCTGTGGTCTTGCTAGGACTGTTTAAGAAGTCGTCTATTGTCTCTCCGCTTTCCTCGATGACTTCTGCATCTTTGATTGTCCGATTATCGCTGTACTCGTTCTCTGTTGTGCGGTTAACTGCATCAACAAATAAGTCGTTGTCGTCCGATGTGTTGAAGAATTGTTTCGCTGCACGATTGATGACCGTGCGCTTTGCCATTTCTTGTGGAAATTCGTTTTGTACTGCCTTGTTTCGTGATTTAGACCATGACTTGTCAATTTCTTTCTTCGTCATTACTGTCAAGATCTTTTCGCCATCCACTTTCTCAATGATGCAATACGCTCCAACAATTGGATTATCCGCATTCATCCAGTCTGTTTCATGGCTGACAAAGACTTTCCGCCCATTTTCATTCTTGATTTGGAATTTGTCCCCCTCGTAGATAACTTCTGCGTAGATATCTTTGACTTCTGGTAGTTGTTTAACTACTTTCATAGTACCAAAGTATGAACGAGTGAGTTTGACTGTTGATCCGTAAGGAACGAAGTAACATTGTGTCTTGGCTGGGCTTAGCCCTTGTGTGACCATATCAAGCAAAGCATTATACACGCTTTCTGGTGTACATTTTTCAAGCAAGTTCCCGCTATTTGAATTTTTCAAAGCATAGTAAGCCGAGCTTAAAGCATTGCTTACGCTATAATTTGGGGCGATTAGTAAGCCCTCGTCTTTCATCGCTTCAATTCGTGTCGCGACATTTGATGTGATTTGCTTCTGCGTTAGTTCGTTTGCCATTGTTTTATCTCCATTCTCCTTTTAAAATTTCGTCATCTACCCATCGATCATATTCTGCGTCTTCGTCCTCATAAGGCTCTTGATATGCCTTGGGTGGTGTACTTAGCCATGTATCATAATCAAACATCATTCATTCTCCCGATATATCACTGATTTATAGAGTTCTAGTAGTTCATCCATCTTCTGGACTTTCTTCTGCATCTCTCGTATCGTGTCAATATTCCAGCGGTTGATAAGATTGTGTTGCTCATTGATACGCTTTAAATATGCAATTTCTTCTGCTTGCTCTTTGATAAGTCGTGCTTTCTTAAAAAACATCCGTTAATTCCTCATGCAGTTTGAATACCTCGGTCTCATATTTCAACCGACTGGCCATTTTCAGACGCTCTAAGCGTGTTGCTTGCGCATCTGTCAAGAGAGGCTTGATTGCCTCGCGCATTGCTTCAATAGTCATATCACGCACCTCTTAGCAAGTTTTAAAATCGTTGTCACTCACCGAATACTTGCGATATTCTGCCAAATCATCCCACACGCTCGATTTGATTTCTTGCTCATATCCTTTTTGTATTTCAAGTAGTTCATTAATTTTAGCTTGCTTGCGTTGTTCTTTCTCTTTCTTCTTCACTTCAAAGTAGCAAGTCACAAATCCGGCTACAAAGAAGCTGATTGCGATTGATCCAGCTCCTAAAAGCTGGTTCATCAATGATGGTTCTGGCATTATATACATATCATTGCTCCTTGTGTCCGTTCTCGATTGCTTCTAGTTTTTCGACAAATTCTACGTAAGCTTTATAAAAATCGCCAGATTTTTTGCTATCTTTATATGCTTTTTCAAGCAATTCCTCACTGTTTCCGTAAAAACAGCCGACTCTCCATTTTTTATTTGATTTTGTGTAAGTGAAGTAACGCCCGCTTGACCAGTTGTTTTTGAATACAATATAATCTGCGTTGCCGGATACCTCTGCGT